CGAACAACGCGAACCAAGCCCGCGAACAACGCCAACAAGCCCGCGAACAACGGTAACAAACCCGCGAACAACGGTAACAAGCCCGCGAACAACGGTAACAAGCCCGCGAACAACCCTGAACAACAGCGCGAAGAAGCTCCGCGACCTTGCGGTCAAGTTGGCGACTAACGCGATTGAGAAGGCTCGTCAGCAGATGCCCAACAACGCTTAAAAAATTGGCGTTCAAATGAGTAATGCAACTTGAGGACGTAAAGAGAGTTTTAGAAGGGTGGGATGGGACTAATATGGGGGACGCGTACGAAATAATCAAAGATTATGCAAACACCAATGAATTCACAGAAGAATTCGTAGAGAACTATTTGGGTAATGAACTCTACGAACGCCTCGAGACGATGACTAATTTTTTTAATAAATTTGAAGTTCTCAAACGAGAACTAAACCAAACCGTTTCTTCATGAATGATTTAACATCATTCACATCGGGAAAACTCCAGAGATACCAACGTGACCAAAAACCAGCCCCGTTGATACCACTCATTTTCCAATTTTCCTTGTCACTCCTATCAACACGTAGCATCATTTTTTGAATCTTCTCGGGATCTCTCTCCGCTATGATTCGTTTAGGTATCTGACCACCGTGTCTGAGCACGTACGACCGCATTCGTGATGGTGTTCTGTGTTTGGTGTAGTCTGAGTACCCTCTTGCTCCAAAATCAACAGTTTTACCATTTTCTAGTATTGCCATGAACTTCTTCTTTGGATCCGGGCTACGAACAACCCTGACGCGCATACTTACTATTCATAAATATATTTTACATTCCACAGGCACCGGTGGCGCAGTAACCCTCCTTCTTTTCTTCACCTGGGAGTAACAAGAGCTTCTCGGGACCACGCTGGACACGGTAAAGGTGGTCGTACATGTGGAGGAGACCGATCGTCAGAGCGAGGGTTCCAACGACAGCCCCCTTAACCTTCCGCGCGCTGTACGCATAAAAGATAATCACCGCAGCGAGGATCATCTGTATGATAGTGAGTTGGGGGATGGCGGGCATGGAAAAACGTTCCTTGAGATCCTTAGTCTCTGCGGTGGGGGCGGGAGCATAACCCGAAGTTGGGGGGTATAACCTGGCATTTATTATGTATGGAGAAAATAATGTGGAACCTGTTGTTTATTCCTGTAGTGATGGTTGTATACGATTACATGAAACCACCAATTGATAAATTATATTTCAGTAACTGGAAACGCCCGATGATTGGAATAAGAAACACATTCATAGATGTGTTACTACATTCGAGAGACCATTCCACCTGGAACTTCAAAGGGTTATGGTTAGTGAAAACACACTTCAAAAAAATACAAAAAGAATTTGAAGAGATTTCAAACAAAATCGATAAACACTATTATCATGATTTGGATCCATGGTTTGAAAGGAATGAAAATTATTACTATTACAAGGGTGAAGATTTCCCTTTACTGAAAAGTTTAACTGACAAGATACCCCGTGTTTATAAATGGACGTGTGCGTTCGCGGTCATGGAGGGTCCTATGACTATACCACCTCATAGGGCTGAAACCAATCACTTACTGAGATACCATATAACGATAATGGGTGACGGTGACTGTACCTTATATACAGAAAATGGACCACATGTACACCGCGAAGGTGAGGATTTCATATTTGATCACTCAAGATATCATGAAGTCGTGAAGACTGGAATCAATAAAAGAGTTGTTCTCATCCTCGATGTCAATAGATTTTAGAATCAAAAAAAATAGAATTATACTGTATGAAGATTAGAACAATATTAATTATAGTGTTCATAATCCTGATACCATTCATATTGAATTTATGGAATGGATATCTTAAGCCAGCTCAGAGTGGGAAATTTGAACATGTTGATTGTTCTACAATTTCTACTAACTTGAATCCATATGTGAATGATATCATTAAACTCATACAAGAACATGGTAACAAAACAAGTGCTGGTCCGGTCGAGGGTTATAAACTTGTGAGAAGTACAGTGAAAGAAAAGTTACCACAAGTGTATAAGATCATAGAGGAGTATATTTCAAAAATAGATGCAGATGGATTGAAACCAGCCAATTGTGAAAGGGAGCAGTACTGTTGGTTTTTGCGACTGTATAATAAGAAAGGTCATTACATAGACTGGCATTTTGACAACAACTTCACGAATGGGTTACGAAAGACGTACGTGTGCAACGTGTATATCAGTGAATGTAATGCGTCTCACCTCATGACAAAGGATCGATACGAAAGAGTCAAGGTTAACAAGAGTCACACGGGGAAAGGTGTTGTGTACAATGGGAGTGAAGTAAAGCATTCAGTTTCCAGGCAGAATGATGGATGTGTTCGAATTTCTCTGATCATTCCTTTATACGAAGACGATTCTGTGTCTACATTGGGTTGGTTCAGGAGAGGTGCGCGAAATATATCCGATAAGATCTTCAATTTATAAATGTTTTCGGCACACCGCGACGTACATATCACTCCCACCGATAAGTTCTAGTTCTGTATTTTTAACGATCCTCTTTGTGAAAGGACCAGGGGTTTCGTGTCTACAATACTTACACAGCGCTGATAACTTTGTGACTTCCGACGCAATTGGGATACATTCAAGAAGTTCACCCCATTTCCTCTGAAACGCATCACCGTCAAGCCCCGCAACGATGACATCCTTCCCCATGTCCAGGCACATTTCCACGAATCTTTTTAAGTCTGGGTAGAACTGTGCCTCATCGACAGCGATAACCTCGGAGTATTCAAAATCTGGTTTCTCGAGGAGTTCATATAGATTGTGAACCTTGTAACAATTAAACTTGACATTATCATGTGTCCTGAGAACTTCATCAGGGGATCGCGTATCTTTGGATGAGTTGACAACTAAGATTCTCTTTTCTAGAACTCGGAGACGCTTAAGTCGACGGATAAGTTCGGAAGTTTTACCGGAAAACATATTCCCCATAATAATCGAAAGTCCCATCTCAACTAATTATTATAATATTGTATTTTTTATATGGGTGAACTTCATAAATGTATTTTCAATGGACACAAGGGGGTACTACAATCCTAGGACAGGTCGTGTCAGGTTCGGAAAATGTATCTATTCCAATATCGCTGCGGCTGTAAAATATCTAAAGGATAGGTAAGATGCCTCTCAGCGATGCTCAAATTACTCGAAAAGTTGGGCAACTGCGTAAATCCGAGGGTAAGATCTACGCACCCCTCAAATATTTCAGGGGGCTTGAGACTCTCACAGGGGTTGAGACACGTTATAAAAAGATGCTCAAGAGGGACTACACCAAGTTCCGAACTGATAAGGGACAGAAGACAAAGACTTCCTCCTACACCCAGAAATTTAGGAAGATGTATCCGGGAGCTAAATCCCTCGCTGAAATTGCTAAGGCTACTAAGATTCCTCTGAGGACTGTGAAGACTGTGTTCAACAGGGGACTCGCTGCGTGGAGAACCGGGCATCGTCCGGGAGCCTCTCCACAAGCGTGGGGGTATGCTAGGGTCCATAGTTTCGCCACTAAGGGGAAAACCTACTACACGGCGGATAAGGATTTACGGTAGTTTATTTATTTCATAGAGAAGCGTTTGTTTTATTTTGTACATAGAATCAAGGTACTTACACTGCCCTTTATACCATATATACTCACTCATATGTGATTTTAACTTAGAATGCTTGGCTAAATACTTCAAAACCTCTTCGTATTTATTCATCCATTCCAATTCTATAAACTTTTTTGGGTCTATATTCTGAAGAGTTAAGTTTTTCTTAATTTCGTCTATATGTTTTTCCAACCATTTAGCTGGTTTATGCTTATTTATGATGGAATCGTATTGTGTTTTTAATGCGGTAGGAGCAAATGATTGGAAACTTGGGTCCAATAGTTTGATTTGTTTCCATGGAATCCTCTGTCCAGATTCAAGATGTTTGAATGTTTCTACGATGTTATATAAATTTTGTGTAATCTCAAGTGTCCATATATTTATTGTATTACCACGTGTGTAAATAGGATTTCCATTAATATCAAATATTGGAAAATTAGAGTTTTGTCCCGCTTTTCCAGGTTGAGGTTTGACGTTCTTCTTTCGTTCAATTTGAAGAGGTATAGTAGGTGTATGAAAAGTAATGCTTAGAAATATACGGTAATATGTACCCTTATGATTGGGATTTTTCGAATTAGTGCAACGCTTAATTGTAGGTTCTACAGTTGTAAAGAAGCCTAAACTCTGACACAATTCAACAATATTATTGGCGAGTGTTTCATTTTTCTGTACTATCTCGTAACTAGTCTTTGAAAATAAACATCCATCCGTATCAATTAGACCAGCTAAAAGTTTTAAACGGTTTTCTTTTGAATTTTTTAGATATACATTGGGAATATGCTTTGCATTAAAAACTTGTAATCTTCGTAGTCCATTTAAAAATGTGTTTGTGTGTTGCTTACCCCATCCACCTGTAGTTCTTATTGAAGACTTACCAATATACGTGATTGTTTGGTCACTTTCATCCTTTATGACTTTAGTTTTTCTTTCCTTTTTGTTAACACCTTTTACTTCAAGTCCCATATCTTTTAAATATTCACACCAAATGTTTGCCACGGGTAAATCTACGGTCGTTAATCCACATGATGATGAATTTCCATCTCCCAACCATAGACCAAAAATATATGGTTCGATAGGGAGTTCCTGTTCATCATAATCTATACATCTCTGTACGTATCTAAAATTTATGATATGATGCTCGGTAATATCTTGTACAGGTAATTCAAAAATGTCATTATGTTTATTGGTTCTATTATCAATGTCTACCAAGTTCACATTCCTTATGGGTCTACAATACATTTTATACACTTCGTACCATCTGACATGTTCAGTTTCACATTTTGTATAGTGATGAACACCAACAAATCTTGAGTATGGTTTTACCAGAATACTCATCTTAACATACATTCACTCAAAGTCTCTAAGCGACCTAAGTCGTATCAAACAATCTAACTAAACATGGAACTCCAACGTACTATCATGAGCGGCGGATAAGGAGTTGAGGTAGTTTATGCTGTTATTTCACTCTTGAAGAAAGGTGACTTCTTCCGAGCTTCATCCCAACCACGTCGTATTTCCTCAGTAATTAAATTAGTTTCTGAGCAGTCCCAAAGGGGGCACCAATTCTATTTCCTTGTTCATCCCAACAAGGAAATAATATTCTCTTGAATTTAAGAACTTCCGGTCTTTTAACCTGTTTCAATATCCATGAAGCATCTATTTCAAGGATGCATTCAACACCACATTCAGACAAGTCCTTCAACTTTTCTTTTGAGACTGGGTTTTTATGACAAACTTCTATAAAGTACGCGGGTGACCCCTTATGTGTAATAACGAGATCAATCATACGCCTGGGTAGATGACCTTGTTGTTTACACTGCTCATATGTGGGTGAGATACCATCAGCCATTTCTTTTCCGTGAGGTATTATCATTTCATCAACATTGTTAAGAACGGTGTTTACTTTATTGTCCACCACAATTGGGTATTCCAAAAATCCACCATTGCCCCTATTTCTGCGCCAACTTAACTCACCTCGCTCATATCCTTCAAGATCAGTCCAATCTGTATTAAATCCAATACTACAATAATCACCCTTTTCTTCTAATTCTTTGAGCCACTTTTGGAGTGTTTCTATAGCAGATTTATGCATGTACGATTCTCTAGGAGTATACATATCTAATATATGTTATATATAAGTCTTTAAACCTTTCACGGTTGACACACATCAATTGAAATAAAGTTCTTTATGTAGAAGAACGTAACCTAAGTTGTTTTGATATACCTTTTTTTAAGAATGTATTTAGCTTTGAATTTTTTGAATAATTCGGCATCACCACCCTTGTTTGGGTGAAGTTTGAGAGCACCTTTTAAATAAGCTTGTCGTATAGACTTCTCATTATTTGCCCTACCGAGAGCGTTAAAAAGATTTCGTTCAACTAAAGATAGTTTTTTGTTCTTCACGGCATTTGAGTTGTTATTTGAGTTGTTATTTGAGATGTAAGTTCGAAAAGACTGGTACAAATTAGATATTTGTTCACTTTTTGGCCATTTATACCACTTAGCTTTATCTCCTACGTAAATTTCAAAACCACGGTTATTTGTGTAGTTTGGGACATTGGTTGTATACAATCCAGCATTCCTCGTCAACCTTCTCCCCAGATTTCTCATTCTCTTGGCTGATCGTACATGACGCTGAATATAAAATTTGAATTCTGCCGGTTCCAAAAGAATTCCAGTTCCTCTAGTGTTTGATTGATACACATCAACACCTATATCAACCCATTCTGAATCATGGCTATAGTTAAAACCGTTAGTTCCTGGAAAATTATGATACACTCTTTTTGAAGACGGAGCAGCTACTGACATCTTCTTACTATGAGTAAGTATTTTTTATTTCTTTACCCCGGAATGAGAGTATCAACGTCATCACGTGCGTTTGCACATACACAAATCGCAATTTTTTAAGTTCATCCGCTATAAATTTTCGAAATTCACATAAATTCCATTCAACTTCATCATGATTCCGTCCATGAATGTTACGATCTTTTGTACGAGATTTGGTACCACAAATGTTTCCATTTGTGATACCAGCTGGTATACACAAGTTTATTAGTATTTGAGATTCTGAATCTTCAGGAAAACTTTGAGAAATCGCACGACACACCATCGGATCTCCCACTTTTTGAGATATATAAATCGCAGCCGCTAAGGGGAAAACGTACTATACGGCTGATAAGGATTTACGATGATTAACTTCTACATAGAGGACATCTACTATTTACTGATATCATCTCATCCTGTCTATCATATCTTCTATTACATTCCTCTTCGTATTCGCGAATTAACGGATATTTATCGAGAAATGATTTAGGTGCATTATACAAACCATCATATTCGTCGTATTCTTCTTCAATATCTTTCGAATAGGGGAAATCTGGTTCATCATATTTACCGTAATAACAATCGCGAAAACACTCGATACAAATCGCATGCTCACAGTTTGGTTGTGTTATTCCTTTCTTTGTTTCAAAGCAAATTGGGCATTCAACATCGTCTTTGAATACCAATTCTTTTCGAAACATCACAGCACAATTCATACATAAATCGGGATCACCTCCACTATCAAGATAACGAATTGAGTGACCACCTTCACCGCACCATTGAGGGGGTTGCATTCCATCACAAAATTCAAAATTTTTACATGGTTCTGTGTCTTCACTCATTTAAAGGGTATTTGTACACACTCTTTAACATATTCATCCCGGTATGAGAGTATCAACGTCATCACGTGCGTTCGCACATACACAAACCCAATACAAAGACGTCAACCCAAAAAACGCAATCGGAATACTGAGCATTAGTTCGTGATTTTACGCAATAAAATAAAATACCTAAAAGTAAGTAGTATGATACTCATAGACCAGATAGTTCGGTACCTGTCCAAAGATATTATGTTACCGACACGATGTTACGCGACTAAAAAGCAACTCGTG